AATGAGACATGTATCTAGCTTCAAGCGGAGTAGATGCGTAGTAATTAGGAGACGGGTATCCTGACGTCATAGAGAAATCAAAACCAACATTTATGGTCGCAGCAGCATTAGGCGTCTTTCTAAACCCACTGACTAGTTCAAATCCATTTGTGATTTCAGCTACGTTATTAAATCCCATTATCTCGCTCTATGTTTTCAATGGCAATTAGCATGGAAATTTCGGTAGAGTTTAAAGCAATCCCATCTTCCATCTTGGTCATTAAATACGACTTCAAAGCCACTCTCCCTTCGCTTGTTTTTAATGCTTGTGCCATTTCTGAATTTGTCATATTAATCCAATGTAAAAACTAATGCACCAGAAGCAAACTGCGGCTGAATACCTGTTGATACTGGAATCGAAGTATTCAACGGAGCCTTAATAATGATATTTCCTGCACCGCTTGCAGTATCAACAATCGATGCGTGCGTGATTGTGTTTGACCCAGAAGTACATTGAGCAAATTGCTCTAAGTTTGCATTTGAAACCTGATTCCCTGTGACTGTAAAATCAGTCGCTCTTGCTAATGGTATTCTTGCGTATGATCCATATGATGCCTCACTTGTAATCGCTGTCCCAGCTTCTCCTGGATCTGCCGTATGAAGAGCGATCCATAAGTTAGTGTTTGCGTTCCAAGGAAGTGCAGTTCCCTTGAAAATTTGTTCTAATACTGCTGTTTCTGCCGAGTTACTAAAAGACATATTTACCCCTTAAGAATAAGTATAAGTTGATCTATTATTCCATATTTTATCGAAGTTGGCCGTTCCATTTGCATACTGAACAGATGTTATCGATCCTATTGTTTGAATTCTTTTTATTTTCCAAGTTGCCGAAGAGTCGGCGGTTCCGATTAGTGCGTAACCAATATAAGACAAGTTTTTGCTTACTTCATCGGTCTTGATAACTAGCTCTATGTCGTCATTTACGATGGCAACAGAAGTTCCGGTTTTTCCGTCCCTGAACTTATTAGCTTCGTTATCCCTTACGTTTGGTGATGTCATTTATTCTGTCCACCAGTAATTGATCTGCACCGATTTCATACCAGGCAAACCAAAAATTATTTGCAAAAACTACTTGGTATGGAACATACGCCTTAAGCTTAATGCTATTCTCAAGCATCTTTCTTTCTAGCTCTTCAGCGGTCTTTGCTTTTAAAAATGTTTTTATTTTAAATTCCATACACACAAAAAAGGGCAAGGTTTCCCCTGCCCTATTAAAAATTTAATTAGTCGTTTAAGCCAACTACAAGTGGAGATTTTCCTGCAGCGGCACCTTTTAATCCAAGTAGCATCCCACCTAGACCAAAATAAGAATCTACTGCACATCTTTTTGCACCAACACCTAATTCGATGAAAGATTCTTCACCATACTCAGCTTCTTTAGAGAAACCGATTGCGATTGCAGATTTTTCATACATAAAAAGTTGCTTATCAGCTAGACCATTGTGAACAAATACTGGCATCCCTAGGATTGATCCGATTTGACCGTTTGGAATAACTGCGTTTCCACCAAACACAGAGTTGTCTTTGAACTCAGTAAGAGCTAAAAGAGCAGCCTCTTGAGCAGGAGAAGCGATGATTACACACTGAGATAGATCAGCGTCAGCTTGTAAAAGTTTCTTTCTCATGTCAACAAGGTTAGCGTAAGTTACGTTTGCATCGGCACCTACGTTTTGGAAAGAAGCAGCAACAGAAGCTAGCGTAGAAATAATTTGCGTGTCCACATATCTGGCCATTGCAGCGGCACTTCTACGGATTGACTCTAGCTGTCCATCTATAGTGATCTGCTTTGCAGTAAAAGCGTCGATTGCCCATGAAACATAAGCATTAATGTCTAAGTTAATTGAGTCAACAGTTGCAGTTAATGCAGCAGTTTCACCCTTAACACCTTCTGCTCTATCGCCAACTGTGAATGATGTTAGCTTTGGAAAAGAAATAGTTTTAACACCTTTAATAGCATAGTTTGAAACGTCGGTAACAGTTCCGCGTAACATTGATTTGAAAGCTAGTTCTTTTTGTACTAAGTTAGAAATTAGAGTTGCTTTCGTTGCCCCTAATTCTGTGTCGCCCATGTATGCGTCAGCCATTCTTCAATCCTTTGTTATAATTTTCCGAATTTTCTTAACTCTTCTTCCAGTTCCTTGGCAGAGAGTTCGGAAACAGTTTTTTTAATTCCATTTGCTTTGCTTGCTTCATTTGGTAGTTTTGCAACCTTAAATTCAACAAGCGACGAGTGTGCTTTCAAGAATTCGCTCGCAGCTTTTTTTGCACTCTCTTCATCGACTCTTTTAGTCTCTGGATTGTATGCAATTTCATCTGTGTTTACGAACTGGAAATATTGCTCGTTTTTGATTTTTCCGCCTAGATGTTTTTGAAAAGCTTGTAACTTAACTGCGTCAACTAAGGTGCGGTTTAAATCTTCAAACTTACTTCTATACTCCACTGCTTCTTTTTCTTTAGCTTCAGCGAGAGTTTTCCATTCGTTTTGAGCTTTTAACTTAGCTTCCTCCTGTTCTTTAAGAACAGATTCGTAATTTTTTACCTTTTCCTTAGCGGCTTTAGCTTCTGCTAAAACTCTTTGGTAGGTATCGTAGGAAACTTTGTCGTCTTTTTTTGCAGCAGAATCACTGATTTGCTGATTGTCGGCACTGCCTTGATTTGCGTCACTCATTTTCTATTCTCCATGAAAAGCGGGTGCGTGTCAACCCGTGAATATCTTAATAATTTCTTGTCTGATTATATCGCCTATTTTTCTTTGTAGTCCATTTCTTTCTGACTTAGATAAATCAAAAAATCGTCTTCCATTTTCAGTTACCCAATTGGCTTTTTTCTTCGACAATTCATCTTTAAATGAAAAAGTAAAGGTAAATCCATTTCTAACTGCAGAAATATCATCCAACATTTTGCCGGTTAGTGTTAAGTTAGATTTGTTTGGAGTGGTTTTACTAGAAAGTTGTTTGTATTTCGATCTGAACTTTTTATAATACTTGCTTAAAGGTTTAAGTGAAGTGTTTGCCGCGCCTTCACTTGGCACGCCTTTGCCTAATAATGTTCTTTTTCTTATTGTTTCGGGAACCTCGGTTAAGATAAAATCAAAAACCTTTGGCTCGATATTTTTAGAAACTTCTTTTTCAAGTGACTTTAATCTATCCTTGAGTTTCATCGTCGACCTCAATGTCAAACTTAAATCGATCTACGATCTCATAAGATCCGTTCTTAGCTTCTTTTGCAATCTCTCGCATGACTTCTTTAGGTAAAATATCAACGCTTCTTAAAACCTTTGATAGTTCGGCATCTGATAATTCCATAAAGTTTCTTGCCTTATCTTTATTGGGACTAGATTGTCCATAACTTCCCAGGATGTTTCCTTCAGCAACGGCGTTGTTTCTTGAGTCTGATTTTTCAAAACCAATTACAACCTTTCCTTTTTTTGCAGATAAAACCTGGAGGGAATCGAGCATTTCACTTGAAAGAGTTAAATTAACCTTGGACGACTTGCCGGCGTTTTTAAAATCTAAGCTTGCTTTGTATTGATCAGAGTATGGCGGAAAAGGCGTCCCATCGACACCCTTTCCTTGTTTAGATCGCTTAACGATGTAGTTAATTATCTCTTCACCTACCAACTCGGAATCATCCGATGTAAAATCAGACGGTAGTTGAATTTCTTTCTTGATCCATCCCATTATTCACCATTTCGGATAAAGATTGTGTTTGTCCTAAGATTTCTTCAATATCATTCTCTTCCATTTCTGGATGAAGTTTCTTAATTGCCCTTCTCTTATCAAGAGTCCCCATGTTTAATTCTTTTTCGATATTCGCAAGCTCTTCTGCCCTAGAAAGCATTGGCATTGGTTTTTCAAACTCAACAACAATGTCCATTTCTACGCCTTCTGGTAAGATTCCAGGAGAGTTTTTGTCTTGAAGCATTCCAGTCTTGATCCAGTAGTTATGGATCGCCGGAAGTTTTTCATTCCATAATTCTTGCTCATCTTTTGTAAACCATTCACAAGATTTCTTTCTTAATTCATATGTATCCATTTCATCGATGATCTTAGAAATACCGCTTGCAAGATTTGACGAGTCTAATTGCCCTAGGGATCCAACTCTGATTCCTTTTGTTTCTAGCCAGAATACGAATACGCTAGTGATAAATGCTAAAACCTTTTCTGTGTCAGCTTCAGGTTTAATTGATCCTACTTGTGGAGTCTTATCACTGCTTGGATCAGACTTTAACGACCAAAAAGCATTCGGTGACATTTTAATATTGTCAGCGTTTACATCAATCCCATAAAGGATTGAGAAGCATTGAAACATTTGAGCACCTTCAGCATCGGTCAACATGACCGGAATAGCTTTGGTGATTGCCAACATGTCGCTATCTAAAGTTGGAAGAAGTTTATTTTTTTGTCTTTTTCCATAAACAAAAGGAATAACACCAATTGAGTTTAATCCTTGATTCTCAACTAAGTATTCACTTGCCTCTGAGCCATCCAGGTAGAAAGCATCGAATTCCGTATCCGTATAGGCGAAAACCAACATTGATTCCATGTCGTCGCCTTTTTTTCCCATTAGCTTCAAGAAAATAGTTTCTTCTTCAGGACTCACTTCGCTATCTGAGTAAACTAAGAACTTGTCAAAGCTCAATTCTCTGATCGCCGGCTTCCCCTTACTGTCAATATACGGCTCCCATGCGAACCCTTTAAATAGATTCGAATATTGATCCGCAACCATTCCAGATTGATTCATTGAAAACTTTTTAACGTAGTAGTCAACAAAATCCTGGTAGTTTTCAGAATCTCTTTTTGGTGGCTTTGAATATGCTGTTGCAACCTTGTTGATGTATTTTTGAAGCACGTTTATTGGTAAAATTCTATCTTTAATTGCATTGTAATAGTTTTCAGATAGAGACTTTTTTAAGATCCTATCAACGTAAGGAAGAAGGTTCCCCTCGTAAATATCAGAAGCCTCTGCATTTGTGTTCAAAAAGCTTTGGTTTGCAATGATAAAATTGATCAGTTCTTTTCGTTTGTCTTTTAACATAGTGTTCCTATAGTTGAATTTGTTGTGATTCAGGTTTAATTCCATTTATCGGATCAACGGCCCAACATAAATATCCTAACGCATCTGAAATGTGCGTCAACATTTTATCGGTCTTTTGATCTAGTTCGTCGTTCTTCCAAACAACCCTTTCAAGATCGTTGATAAGTTTCTTGCACCTAGTATGTATTATAATCTTCTCGTCTCTTAAAAGTCTATTTATGTTATTTACCCGATCAGTTACGAATGGATTTCGAGTTGGCATTATCTTAAATCCGCACTCTGTCAGAATATCGAAGTCTGATTTACCAGATGTTTTTCTATTTCTTCCGGTGCTGTCTGGATAAACGTTTCCAATCTGATTTTTCTTAATCAAATGGTTTGCCATTTTATAAGTGTCTGAGTTTTCCAGGAAACCTTCATCGTAAATATAAAACTTTCCATTAATGTGTTTTGCGACCACACACGTCATAGGCATTACGTTAAAATCAAAACCTAATAAGTTTGTTCCTGTTATTGGTATGTCAAAGTTTTGAACATTCTTTTCGCGATTAAAGGCGTAGTAGGCGTTCCCGTCTGAATCGTCATTGAATTGCCCAAGTAAGAATCTTGCTCTTTGTTTTTCATCAAGAGAGCTCAGCAATTGCAAATACTCACTATCAATATTTTCCAAATTGTCTTCGGGATTCATTAAGATTGAAGCATAATCGCTTTCTTTGACTAACTCTTCGCTTGTCGGATGAATACCTTTAACAAACAACCAATAAGACCAATGCCTTTTAGTTGGTGGGTTTTCATCGTAATAAACCTTCTTTCTTAAATCAGATTTTTCTGCAAGACGAGTTAGTGCAACCTGGACTTGATTAAAGCCAATCTGTGAACACTCGTTAAAATATATAGTGGAATATTCCTTACCAAGAATTTTCTCAATTCTCTTTTCATCATCAAGACCACCGATCCAAACCTCGGAACCATTTGGGCATTGTAAATAATAATCAGTTCTATTCCATACGAACGGAATATCAGGAAAACAAATATCAACAACCTTTTTAAGCGTATCTAGCCAGATTGAAGTCTTCGCATGGTTAAAGTTAAGTCTAAGTATAACGTGTCTTGATTTGGCCTTTAATGCCCTTATAACAATCGCCCTAACAAGGGAAAAAGTTTTTCCACTTCGGGATCCCCCGAAAAGCATTATGTGCTTTGCCTCACTTGATAAAAGCGACATGGCCTGTTTTTGCTTGCTTGTTAATTTGAAGCGATCACTCAATGATTGCTCCTAAAGATTTTCTTCTGATTTATCGATTACAATTTGAAGTGCTTTTTTTGCTTCGTCGGTTATATCATGCTGAACTTTATCGCCATAAATCTTATGAAATCTAGTTTTCAACATTCCCATTAAAACATAAGCATCAATGTCTTTTGCGTTAATCCCTTCAATCTTTTGTCCTGATGTTTTTGCAACTACCCTTGTTTCATAGTAATTAAGTGCCTTGCCTACAGCTATCGCCTTGGCATTGGCCCAATCCTCATGTTCTTTTTCCCAATTATACATTGTGGAAAGTGCAACATATACATCGAACTTGTCATATAGAACACTAGGAAATGAATCGTAAGATTTTCCAGTCTTCATGTGTTCAATTAAAAGTTTGCAATACTCTGGTTCGTATTTGCGGTTTTTATCATTGGCCATTAAACACCTTCCAAACTAGACGCATCACGCTCAATTTTTAATTCTTCGTATGTTTGTCCAGTTAACTCAAGAGTGGCTTTTTTTCCTGTGTATTTTTCCCAGCGATTAACAATTACATCGCAGTATTTCTCGTCAAGCTCCATGCCGTAACACTTTCTTTCGTTTTTTTCAGACGCAATAAGGGTCGATCCAGATCCGAGAAATAGATCAATAACTAAATCCCCACCCTTTGAACTGTTAAATAAAGCCTTTTCAATTAATTCAACGGGTTTTGGCGTTGTATGCCCCTCAGTTCTTTCTTTTTTAACATCCCACACGCTTACTTGCTTTCTGTCTCCATGAAATGTATGTTTTCCATTGTTCATCCATCCGTACATGCAAGGTTCGTGCTTGGATTGATAGTCTGTTTGCGATAATGTAAGTGAGTTTTTATTCCAAATTATCATTGAGGAGAAATGAAAATATTTCCTAAAAACCGTGTGAAAAATATCGGCACACCTATCTGAGTGAAAAACATAAATACTTGCACCACTTTTTGAAAACAGAAGATAATTAGAGAATGCACCATTAAGCAAATCTTCTAAACCATCCCTTGAGTCGTTATTTATTCCCTTATAATCAACACCATAAGGCGGATCAGTAAAAACCATATCGGCTTTTTCGCCATTCATTAACTTCTCAACATCATCAATCATCGTACTATCGCCACACATCAATCTATGGTTTCCAAGTAACCAAATATCACCACGCCTTGTTATCGGCTGAACTACTTCTGGCACTTCGTCTTCGTCTGATTGTGGCTCGAATTTTTCAACTGGTTCAATTACAAAATCTTTAAT